ATTTTTATTTGTGTACCATACTCTAATCATTTTATTTTCATCTCCGCTCGTTGATTTGCTTCTTTCGTTTGTATTAAGTCAATCCATTTCAAATATGTTTTATACTTGACGGATGCCTTATTCTTTTCACGTCTCGCCTTTCCTAAATCTTTTATGTAATCAGCGTATTCTTTTTTTGCGTGGGCATAGTGCTCTGCTTTAGTTGTAGGAATACCATCATCTAATAGAGAAGACATTAGCTTTCCAACTAAATTCTTTTTAGTATCATCCAACATACCAAAAGCAGCATCTTTCTCCGCCCAGTCATCGCCCAACTCCTCTGCCCTTTTCATTAGGACATTGGGGTCAAATCGGTTGTATTCTATATAATCATCAACCATAAATTTTCCTCATAATTTTTTCATCTAATTTTTTTTTCACCATATCATTGAACTCTTTATTGTGGTCAGCCATCGTATGGCAAGTCCTACATAAAGCGACCAAATTTTCCGGTGTATCCTTTTTTTTGCTTCCTCCGGAACCTCTTTTTGAAATATGATGAACTTCGGTATTTAATTTTTGACAATAATCGCATGGAATTTTTTCCTGCGACAAAGAAGAAACTGCATACCCCCAGAATTTTAGATAAACCCGAACGTGATTTTTCATTAGTATGGTATGTCAATGTCTTCCTCTGGTTTGTTATTAATTTGTCCAGATGGTTTGAATTGCTTCTCATCCACTTTGATATTAAGAGATGACTTGCCTTCCTTATCCTTCCACATACCAATTTGATACGCTTTTCCGGGCTCTAAAACAACTCTCTCCTTAACTGTAAAGTTAGAGTTGCTATAGATAGGTTTGTTATCACCCTCACTTTTATTTTCATTTTTAAATAATCTCATATAAAACATTATGCTTTTCTCCTCTCTGTTTTATGGTCTGTTTTATCAGTTGTCTTTTTTTGAACATCAAAATTTTGATTGTGTCCATCCAAGTCATCCTCCTCCCCTGTTGATATTTGAAACAGTGAACGCATGAATTGTTTTAGTGTGTAAGACATACTACTCCCCATAGACTGACCACCAGTCATGGAAACAAACATATTTCTTCTTGGCGTATACGCCCATGTATCGCCACTAGCGTGAGATAAAATAAATTTATATACAATGTGTACCCAAGGGTTTTTAGCACCATCTCTTGATACCTTACAACTCTCTTCATCCATTGTTATAATTAAACCATGCTTCGCACACAGTGGATTAACTGCTGATAAAAATTTATCTATACTTGCATAGTTGTAATTCTGATATTTATTTTCATCATCTTTCTTTAACATCCTAATGTCCTTCATAACACCATTTATAGCTGTAGCTATACTCTTTGGTAATTTAGGAACAATGGGTTCACTCGGAATGTGATATCCATTTCCATTAGTTTCAAAACTATTTTTTTCTTCTTCGCTCATTCTTTTTTTCCTCCTTTACTAGGTTCATCCATTCTAATCTTGGGCCATAATAAAAATTTTTAACTTTATTACCAAGATGGTCATTACCCCAAAACCACTGCGAGTAATGCTTCTCCTCTTTAATTTTTTCTTTATCACGCTTCCAAGATTCAATGGTAAGTTCGGGCATTACACACCCCAAACTTTTTTTCGTGCTTCAATTAATTTTGGCTCATTCCAAAAAAAATCATCTGTATTAGGGAAACACATTTGAGCAATCTCACTCTTATCATTACAATTGTATAGTAAGATATCCATAGTTTTAATTATTTGGTGTGCTGACTCTAAGTGTTTCTCTTTATCCTCCAATTCATACCAGACACCCTCAGTCCTGTAAGATACTTTTTTGGTTTTTCTATCTGTACTCCTGTATGGAATAAGATACAGCAGGACTGCCTCGCATTCTAATGCATGGCTGTAGAGGGCAATCTGTCTTGCATGGGAGGATGCAAGTTTTGATGGTTTTCGCTTTGTTGTTTTTAAATCCACAATTATTTTTTTTCCTGTAGATTTATTTTCCATTACAAAGTCTGTATAACCATAATATTTATATTCGTGCAATACACCCTCAACTTTTGCTTGATAGGTATATAAGTCTCCAAGTTTATTTTTTAACTCGTGTACTGCACCTTTTATTAAGTAAGGTATTGTCGCTCTTTCTTCGTGATAATCTTTCATATCTGGATTACATTTCTCATCAAATTTTTTTAATGCAATTTCTATTCCTTCATTTTCAGTTATTGCTCCCTCTAGTATAAATTTTACTCCTAGTTCTGAGCAAGTTCCTCTCTCCATTGCACAGTTGGAAGGAAAATTATAACCATATATTTTCCTTAAACACCATTTTGCTCTATAACCAACAAAGTCATTAATACTTGACGGAGACGGAATTTTTAGGTTAAACTTCTCAAATCCAGACATGGGTCTATTAGGTATAATCATAGTTAACTAATACTAAAATTAATGAAGAATAGCAATGGTAAATAAAGCAAAAAGAAAAGGTTCTAGAAGAGAATACCAGATGAGAGACTGGTTCAAGGAGTTAGGTTTTAGATGTAAGAGGGTTATTCTTAGTGGTGCTTTGGGTGGTAAATTTTCTGGTGACTTGGATTTATTCCTCCCCAGACAAAGAAAACCAATTAAAATAGAGGTTAAAGGCAGAAAAACTGAACCTGCCAAAACGCTACTAGGTTGGAAGAAGGATAATGATATACTAATTGTAAAGGTTGACAATAAACCACCTTACTTTTTACTTGACGAAGACATAATGAAAGTGATTTTAAGTAGGGTTAAATGACAAAAAGACAAAAAAAGTTGTATGATTATCTCATTCGGTATATTAGCGAAAATGACATAGCACCAAGCTATGTGGAAATGATGGAGTATATGGGTTTGTCAAAAAAAAGCAAATCGGTTATACACCATTATTTAACGGAGCTAGAAAAAGAGGGTCTTATTACTAGGATTGCAGGAAAATGGAGAGGGATAAAAATAAATGAGCGAAGAAATACAACTACCTTACAGTGATTTATATCATGGAGACTGGAGAATGGGATGCTCTGGTTTTACTGCACAGCAAGAAGGAATATATATGAGATTATATACCCACTTAGGTACTTTAAATGGAAGAGGTTTACCTAATGATTTTAATAAAATAGCAAGAATGGTTTTAGACCACAGCGATATTCCAGAGTTTGTTGAGCAGCAGAAAGCTGATTTAATGTTAGTTATTAACGAGAAATTAACATTGATTGATGGAAAATATCATCAAAAAAGGCAAAAAAGAGACAGAGAAAAGAAAATTGAAAAAATAATGCTTAAAAAATTAGCAGGGAGTAAGGGTGGTCTAGCAAAACACAAGCAGAAGTCTACCACAGACTCTGAATCTGATTCTCTTAATAGTATTTATAAGCATATATGGGATAGCTTACTAGTGAAGAGAGGTTCTAAAACAGTTGGACTGAAGAGTTTTATTAATCATGCATCTGATGTAGACCCAGAGCTCATAATTAAGAAATTTAATGATTTATGTAGGCAGTCTGATGACCCTAAATTTATACCTCATCTATCAACATGGTTAAATCATCACAGGTGGGAGGAGGAACTACCTAGTAAAAAAGAGGATGTTCCAAATAGTATAAATCACTACCAAAGTAGAATTATGATGTTTAAAAGCGATAAAATTACGCCATTTTTAAAGAGTTTTGCTTTGAGATATGAGCAGGATGTTAGGGAAGGCGTTAAAAAAGGAGATTTAACAAAGGAGAGAGCGAAAGAATTGGGCATAGAAGTTGGCTAAGCGAGGTAGACCAAAGAAAGATAAGCCATTGCGTGATAAGGGTACGCCAGAGCAACAAATCAAGAGACTTGCTCTAGTTAATGGAGGAGACCCAACTTTATCTACTACTCCACTCGACATAATGTTTGCCAGAAGAATTATTGAGCCAGACCAGTATAATGCAGGACTGACTTACTGGTACTTATATACCAAAGTGTTCGGAAAACCCTTTCCAGAGTCAAATACAGGGAAATTACTATCGCCAATTAAGGGTAGGATGATTGAAGAAGGCGAAAAAAGGAAGGATATACACAATAATACTGTGTATACTGAATGTAGGAAATTTATTGTTAAAGAGGTTGGGAGAAAAGTTTACGGAATGATGAGGGATGTTGTTATATTTTTTGAACACCCCCCATACTTAAATTACTCAAAGAAAAAAATAAGGGATAACCCTCACAAAGAGGATTTTCGCAATGCCTTAGACTCCATAGTTAAATTCTTTAATTTCTATAAGAAAAAGCGTTAGAGGTTTTCTAATTGCTTAACCAACTTTTTTATTTTCTCTTCGTATTCATTATCCTCTGCATATTCATCCAGATGTTCTATTAACTTATAGATATTGACATTATCAACTGTGTATTGTCTGATTAACTGCTCTTGGAATTCCTCGTATGGTTTTCCGTGTGCTAGTAAATCCATGTAGTCACCCACCGACTCACACCAAGTGTGATAACTTCTTAATTTTTTCCCATTTCTAGAGCGAATGAAATCATCCCCCTCTAGAGCCTTAATGCCAAACAAATTATTACCTTCGGTGGCAAATCTACTCCTACCCCAGTCTGACTCGTGTATAGCTTGAGCTAAAACTAGATTAATGGGTATTCTCTCGTGAGATTCAACTGTGGCGTTATGTTCTAAGGCACAAGCCTTAACCTTTTCAATAAAATCTAAGTCTAAATCGCCATTGAGCGTATTACATAGAAGTAGAAGTGTTGCACATATATGTTTCATCTGTTCCTCATCTGTTCTTTAAACTATTTATCATATTTGTGATATAAAATATAAACTGCACAATCGTGCAGTCATCTTAATATCTTAATAATTAGAGAGAATAGGGCAGCGAACCTGCCCTACGTCTATTGTTTATTATAGTTATAGTTATGGTTGTAGTTATGGTTAGTAATACTAACGTAATGCGTTCGCATAACTATTTTATACGTTTTACACGCTTTTTGCGTTTCTTTTTCTTCTTAGTAAATATAGGTTTGTGCTTAGAATTTGTGCCATAACCATAAATATTTGGGTGGTCATCCATGCTTCCAACAGGCACTCTCCCTATATTAGATTTACCTTTTTTCATGTTTTCTTTCGTAATAACCACTATGGGTGTGTATTACATTAAGATTAGGATATTTTATAAAATAATCTGATGCTTCTTTACGAGATATACTTTTTTTATATCCATTAATAACACCAAAATCTTTTCTATAAAAGTGTATCCTATTTCTTTTACTCTTTACTGGCATTAAATTCCTCCATTGTTTCATATCCCATTTCCTTCGCCCATCTGCGTTTGGTTAGGATTTCTCTTTCATTATCAATAATGACTTGAGGGACTTTCATTTTAATAAATTTTTTAAGTCTTTCCTCAGAGTTCTTGATTGCTTTATCAACGTAGTACGGCTCTCGAATTAACCAACCCATGTAAAGACCAAATCTCTCTACTCTCATGTAGATAAATAAAAATATATCAGATAGGATGTTGAGCGACTTACTGCCTGTGCCATACTTACTCTTTTCTATTGACTGGCTATGTAAATCATTCGACCACATAACCAGAAATCTAGATTTTTTAAAAAAATATATATAAAGAGGTCTCATGTAGAGACCTCCCCGTTAGGTTTTCTTTTCCCATTTTTGAATTCTGGGAATGCTTTATCAAGTTTCTTGATAGCATCCTCAAGAAGTCCATCTTGGGCAAGTCTGTATGCTTTGGCAACAGCATCAGCCTTTGATGACCAATAACTGCTGTGCTTTAGAGACACAACAGAGTCATCAACAGTCAATCGCCATCTGTTTCCAGTTGAGCGACCATTTTCCTTAACAATGTTAACAACAATGTCAGCATTGTAGCCGTAAGGAACTAGGGTCTGGTAGTGACCCTGTCTAATCATTTTCATACATCCTCCAATGGTGTAGTTTTATCTGTTTTACATACCCATCTGGGCAGAGGCTTAATAAAGACTTCAAATTTTTGCTCTGAAATCTCATCTATAATCGTAAAGTCAGCAATACCCTCAAGCATATTCATACCTGTATCGCCACCTAGTTTTATCTCCCTTGCTGTCTCTTCATCTGGGTGTTTCCCATCTTTTATCAAGTCCATAAGGATACCTCGTATTTTGTGTATTCTCTTAAAATCCATAATCACTCCTAGTTAATAATAGTTATATGATAACAATCTCACCGAATGCAAGATTATTGTAGAATTTTTATCGTGAGCGTCTTACTTAGAGCGTCCGACTACTTACGGTCATAAGGAACGGTCATAAAAATTTTGAAAAAAATTATTGCAGCTCAGAATTTTGGCTCAAAAAAAAGGCGATGAGAATAAAATCCCATCGCCTATTATTTATTTTATTAATTCTTCTAATTCTCTTTTCACAGACATTAATTGTGACTGCAAACCTCTATTAGTATATTCATTTAAGTTTTTAAATGAGGAACTGTTAATAAGTTTTTCTATCTTTTTATTTTGTTTATAGTTTATTAAACGAAACAATTTTTTAAAATAAGATAACATATTATGCAACCTCCTCTATTGTGCAGGACATTGGAAAGCCATCAACATTCCAAGTGTCTTCTGCTTTTTCTTCTATTTCGTTTTGTCCCATAAGACTTACTTGTTCTTGAGCATCTTTTTCATTCTTTGCTTCAATAATAAGTTTATGTCCAAAACTTGTAGACATTACTATTTCGTATTTTTTCATTACGCAACCTCCTTGTTAAAGTGTTCTTCTGCCATTTGATAAGCCAAATCATCGTCTGTAGCTCCTTGCCATTTTTTAAGCCATTCTTTTAATGATTTACAATTTTCTATATCAGCAGTAGATTGTTTAAAACCTATCGCACTATCGCAACGACCCATGAACTCACTAACAGTATATTCTTTAAAATCTTTTTTCATTTCTTTTAATTCTTCTACTGAGTGATTATAAAAATTATGAACTATGTGTTCAAATTCATTACTCATGCTACCTCCTATACACAGTTAAAGTTATTACAGTAGCAGGAGTCATTAAGAATACAGATAAACCATATTGCATAATAACAAAATGCTACAACGAATAAACTGCCCAGAATATATCCGAGCAGTTTAATAATTATTTTAAGATTGTTCACGCAACCTCCAATTTTTGCATCTCTGCAACCCAATCATAATAGTCATCTACAAACCAACTTTTAATATCAAACTTACCTTTAAGTAAACTTTTGACATCATCAGCTAATTCAACATATGTAAAATTTTCTGCAAAATACATATGTAAAGGATAATTTTTATTTTCTTTAAAATCATCCATTACGCAACCTCCTTGAGTTCAACTGCATCAATCTCTTCATCAGTTAATCTCCAAGAGGTAGTTTCACTTACATACTTTAAATAATCTTTTGGATTACTTTTAAGTTTTTCCATATCAACATATGGTCTAGTGATTTTTTTAAATTTTATTGCACCAATGTGTCCAACAAAAATTTTCTCTTCTTGGTTATCTCCAATAGATTTAATACACTCAACTTTGTAAGGTTTAATTATTTTATTCTTTTTAGAATTATAAATTCTCTTACTACGACAAAGTGTATAAATCGTATCAATTATATTTTTAGTAATTCGCATACTTGCTCCTATTAGTTATAAAGTTAATAAATAAAATAAGGGCAGAACAACCTGCCCTTATCCATGAGTTATGGTAGTTCTTCATGCTAGACTTTTATTACTACCAATTCAAAGTCTAATAACACATTTACTATTAATGTTGCTGTCCCATTATCTAGCATTATCACTAGACCATTTCTGGCAAAACTTTTTGAGACATAATGCAACTCATATGCACCTCCATTAAATTTGGGTAGTTTTGAGTATTTGGTTGTATGTGCTTATTGCACTTCCACATATTCATTTGGCACTACCCAAGCCAGAGAGTTCACAACTCACAATTTATATACTTGGCATATTTTATACTCACGATGTCAATTCACCGAGACAGGTATATTTTTATAGCCGTTAGCCTGTAGTGTCTTCGTGTAGTATCCCATGCGGAAATTCCCATGTGGTTTCGCTACATAGACTTTTCATTATCGGCAACCAAGTTAGTATACATAACATATACCCAAATAGAGCAGGATGTACCTGCTCTATTAAGCTAGATGTTTTTTTAAGCAGCAACAAGTTCTGGCATAGTTAATAATCTACCACCAATCTCCTGCATTTTAGTTCCTCTATCGTAATCATCCATCGTATTACCTAGAGCAGTAATAGAGTTAACAACAGTCCAAATATTAGCAAACTTTTGATTGTCATCTCTATTGTTAACTAAGTTATCAAGAATACTCTCGCCCTCATTTTTAGTAAGGTCAAATTTATTCTCTAATAACTCAATAACTTTTTTAGGTCTCTTGATTTTAATTTGAGATGCATCAGTCATCATTTGTACCTGCTCCTCAAATCTCATCTCATCACTTGTAGATGCAACAACATCTCTTACTTTAGTAAGTAATGCTCTAGAGTCTAACTCTTTAGCTTCATCTGATAGTACCTCGTAAACACCATCAATTGTAGCTTGGCTAGATGTTAGGTGTCTAGATTGTAATCTAGAGTCATTCATCACCATACCATTTAAACAAACTAATCTATGAATAAATGGTGATACATTAACAGCACCATAACCAACCTCAGAATTAGAAATAATAACACCAGACTCAACAACATCACCCTTGTTAACCTCTCTCTGTAGAGATGGTAAACTAGCTTTGATATACATTTTTGTATCTGTAATTGCACAAGATTTAATGTCATATTTTTTATCTAAAAGAATAGGTAAAACTTGCTCTGCAATCATATCATTATCTACTCTTTTAAACTTGTCAGATAATACTGCTCTCACCGTACCACCTAGAGTTCTAATCATTTGAGGTTTAGGAGTATTAGTAAACCAATAGTTTATATTATCCTGCAACAAATCTTTGTGACCATCAAGCATTTTATCTGTATACTTTTTAGACAATCCAACCTTTGTTGTAATCTGATTAAGTGCAATGTCATTAACATCAAAAACCTCATCAATTTCTTGAAGGTGTAATTGATTACTGCCATTAGAGTAAAACCTAACATTGTCAGATTCTACTATATAATCTTTTTTCAAAGATTTTTCGTCAGTAAGTTTTTGTGCTAATTCATTTAATGATAATTGAGACTTCATAATCTCGCTCCTTTTTTTAATAAAGTTTATAAATACTGTTTCGGCTATACCAAGCCATGCTAATCAACGGTCATAGCATCTGCCATAAGGCAGTCATCAGAGATACTAATTGTATCTAACAGTAAGGCAGGGAGATTAATCCCTGCCATAATTTTATTTTTTTATTGGATTATAAATTTCTGTGACATCATGATGAAATAAATACTCATTCATTAATCTAACTGCCTCAAGTCTATCAGTTCTGCATGGTATATTATTGTCATTAATATTACAGCTTAGACAACCAATGATTGCTTGTCCAAGTTCGCCAAGTCTCTTAACTTCTTTATTGCTTAGTGTATCGCTCATGTGACCTCCTTTTTTATCAAGTTTAAAATTTCTTGAGACAATTCTTTTTTTGCTATTATGTCTTTTGAAATGCTACTAGAATCAAGACCAATCTGTTGAGCAAGGTTAACATCAATTTTAAATTGCTCTAAGTTATCTTTGCAAATCTTTTTAATTTTACTTAAAGTTTGGTTTGCCAAGTCATCTGGATTATTTGTCATAAATAAACTCCTCAATTTCTTCTTTATATTTTTTATAGTAAGATAAAAGAATTTTATCGTCTATATTAGCTAACAAGTCATCAGCTTGACCCCACTCAGTTTTATCACCACATAAATAACACCAAGTTTCAGCACCTGCTACCCAATAAATAGAACCTTTATCTTTACCAAAATACAAATTATCTGTTTGAACTTCTCTTAATTCGTTCTCACAGTAATCTCTGACTTTATCTAAACATACATCTGTATTAGTCATTACTCTACCTCCTTATAAGTAAAACCAAACCACTCTTGAAAATCTTTTAAACTCCAAGATTTCATTTGTTTCTTAAAATCATCATCAGATAAAATGTTTCCATTTTTATCTGTTATTTGATTGTCTTCTAAATCAAGTGTGTAATCAAATGCTGTGGCATAATCTAAAAAATCTTTTTTAGTATATTTTTTTTTCATCATATTTTTTTCTCCTGTAAGAGATGGCTCATTATTGAGCCACCTTTAAATATGTATTTAAAAGTATTGAATAATCTCTTTGAAGATTAATAAGTTCTTTTCTCATACTATTATTAAAATTTTTAAAATTACAAATAATTTTTTGCAGCTCTAAATTTTTATCTAATTGAGAACTTAAAAAATCTTTAATTTCTATTAGTTCTTTTTTTGTAAAAATAACTTTAGTTTCATTACTCATATTTTTTCCTCCATTGTTTTGAAGGAAGAAACCATCTTGGATTGTTTTCATCATAGTTTGGATTATTTTTTAAATTTTCAATTTTTGTTTCTAATTCATTAATCCAATTTTCCAAAGTTAAGTGATTAAGTCTATAAACATAAACTGAATCTGATTGAGGCTCTCCATTATCTTCGCCCAAATCCAATGAAGCATAATTATTATTAAGAGGTATAAAATAAAAATATTTTTCTCCCATACATACTTCATAACCATAACTAGCTATTGTTTTATTAATTTTTTTAAGAGTTAAAAAGTTATTTGTCATAGTACCTCCTCGTTGTTTACAAGTTTAGAAATACCACCACTCATATTAACTAAAGTTTTATTTCTCAAGTTAGGCACATTATAAGCAGAGTCACCAAACTTAACTGTAATACTTTTTGCTAATCTTAATTCACAAAGTAATAGAGACAAGTCTGTAGTCTCTTGACTCTTTGGCAGTCTATCTATTATTGAAACAATAGATTTCATAATTTCAAATTTATCAATCATATTTTTTCCTCCACATTTTTAAATGTATAACCAAGAGATTTAATTCTTAGAATATCATCTACACTTAAAGTCTTCGTCTTAGTTAAGTTAGCAAATAACTTTGCATCCTTGCAAATGGGATAAATAAGGTCTTTGCCATAAACAATTCTTTTCTTAACATATAAAATTTTTTCCATATTATCGCTCCACTTTTTGTATGTTTAAAATGTCATCGTTCTTTAAATCAACTGTCACTAAATACATTTGATTTGACCATTCATCGATGTAAGTTCTAGATTTAATGCTAACACCATAAATGCTGTTATTAGCATGAGTCTTTTCTGAGTGACCATCTTTTAATGTTTCACTCAATGTTGATATATGAATTGTTTCCATAATTAATTCCTATCTAATAAAGTTAATAAAAGGTTCTGCTTTCGTCTTAATTTTCAAAGACTCATTCAGTAGGCATCAACGCCTAGAGCAGTAATAACGGTCATAAGCAGGACAAGTTAATGCCCTGCTCAGATTTTAAATTTATAGTTGTTTGATTTGATTGTTTTCTTCGTAATACATTCTTGCATGACCTAAATCATACTCAGTATAATTATCTAAAGGTTCAAAATTAATATTACCTTTAATCTCAGTATCAAGATAAAAACCTTCGCATCTATCTTCACAATATTCAATATCAAATCTAGAGTCATCTTTTGAATAACCCTCATCATCATCATTAGCAGTAAAAAATTTAACACCATTGTTTTTTATATACTCAACAATTTCTTCTTTTACTTTTTCTGAAACAGCAGACAGTTGAATATCAGCATCTTCTTTTCTTCTACCAAACAAACGATTATTTTTATTTGGTCTGTCATAGTAGTTAGTCCAAACTGCAAGATATTCATATTGGTCAATTACCTCTATTGCAGATAATTTTGAAATTTTATCAAAATACCATTCTTGTTCTACTGCAATTTGGTAGTCACTTTTATTAGTTTGATTAGTCATAGTTTGCTCCTCGTTATAAAGTTAATAATTAAGGTGATGCTATTGCATCTTTATGCACCTACTATCTGAGCATAACCTCAGTAGATGCATAAAGATAAAATAGTAGAGGGCATATATCTCAATGCCCTCTGAAATTTTTAAATTTAAAAATAAAATTGTTAAATCAATAATAGAACAAACTAGTATGTATTAAGTATTGCTATGGACACAAATAATCTGACGATACTGCAAACGCTACTGAGCAAAGTTTGTTTGTCTCAATGATTAAAAAATTTTAAACATTTTTTTTTTCACAACATAGGTTGCTAAGTTTAAGAGATACAGGAAAGTCTCTTTATGAATAATAAAAAGAAAAGAGCATCTGTATACAGACTTTCCCACACTATGCAGTCACTCTCATTGATTGGACTTTGGACACCCAACCCCTGCCATCTAGACTACTAGAAAATTTGCATAGCCAAATAAACAATTTAACACTTACAATCAATTTCAATTAATTGCAAACAATAATAATCAATAAGACGGATATTATTTCATTTTGTTTTAAATTAATTTTTGGCTGTTTCTATAAGGTTCTTGAAAGGTTCTCTGGAATTATCCCATTTTTTATGCCAGATAAATTATATAATGAGTAAAATTATGTCTAATTCACACATAACAATATCAGATTTCAAGGAATTCTATCTGCAACAGAGTAAACCTCGTTCAATTCGTAGGCTACACAAAACTCTTAAAGAGAAGTATCCAAAAAGAAAACTTGTTTCCCTAGCAACAATATTTCGACATTCAAATTCAGAAAATTGGAGTTCGCAATGTGAACAAATAGATATGAAATTGTCAGAAAAGTTAATGGATAAAACAGTAGATAAAAAAGTAAAAGAGCATGATGAAATTGCATCGCAGTTAGAGTTAACTACGAGCAAAGCATTGCAATCTGTGTTGGATGCATTCAACAAAGGTATTGGTGCTGAAATAAAAAAACCAGAACAAATATTAAGTTTAGTTAAAGCAAGTGTTGAAAGTCAAAAACTATTAAACACAATCAATGGTCTTCCAAGTTCAATCTCTGGCCATGTGCAATATGACTCGGAGGATGTACACAAACTAAAACAACACATCAATGAATTGTATCAGAGTATTAACCAAGACTTGATACTCAAGATGGATGAAAAGAAAAAACAAAAATTAAATTAATATGTTTGTTAAATCTCTCACAGCAGAAGAGTACAATAGACTAATGCAATATTTAATTTCAAAACCATATCGAGAGTCTGCATCTCTCATTGCGATGCTTTCAGCAGATGTAAAAATTCCAGAACAAAAAAAAATAGAAACAAAAAATGACACCAACAAATAAATGTAATTGCGATTGCGAACCAGAGTGTGTTCCCAAGTGCTGTACAGAAGAAAATTGCGGTGGAGATAATTGTCAATGCAAAGAGAAAAAAGAAAAGACAATTGAGTTTGAACCAGACATGAATATAACATTGCATTAGATGGTCACACACACAGAGTTCTTACAGGCTTATTCAAATAAGACTGATGCAGAGATACGAAAGTGTGCTGTATGTGGAGAGACTAACTCACCATTCATTGATAGTAGTAATAAGTTAGATATCATATTCCATTGTCACAGGCATTGGTTAGAGAAGACAGGTAAGAAGAGTCCAAGCAGTATCAATAAGCCTCTCAGCGATGAGATATGAGGGTTTGAGAACCACTTTTTTGCCGACAGTTCGACAGCAGATTATTTTCAACAGTTGCTCTCAGTAATGCAGGATATTAAGAGTTTAAGTAGAAGGATATGTAGAGTGCATTATAAAGTGCATTAATATGTCATTATAAGGTACAATAATTGTAGTTATCGTACCTTATCCAAGTAAGTTATTGATATATAAGGATAACATTACATAAATTACTTCCTATAAGAATTAATTATCGGAACTAAATCAATATATAGTGCTTAACATCGGTCATAAGCATTGAAATGAAACGTAATTTTGCTAATTATAACATCCACATATCCGAATACTTTTTTTTTTGACCCCCACCCCCCAATTTTTCCGAACACTTTAACATCCATATAGTGCCCACCGACATACCATAATAGCAGAAAAAAGGGGGTATAACATTGAAAAGTATACAGTTATATATTATATTAAAATCAGTTTCCCCGCTCATTGTGAGGGGGAGTAACCTTGCTAATACAGGAGGTAAACATGATTAGCACTGGCATGACAAGATTCACACCGAATCTTATGAAACAAATGTTGGTCGGATTTGATGATTTTTTTGATGGCATTGATAGCTATCAGCATTATCCGCCCTACAATCTCGTTAAGAGTGATGACGATAACTACAAGATTGAGATGGCACTAGCCGGCTTCAAGAAGGAGGATATCAACATCACCCTCGATAACAGCACTCTTATCATAGAAGGTAAGAATAAAGTGGAGGATGAGCAATACATTCACAGGGGTTTGGCATCACGCCAATTCAAGAGAATGTGGACTCTCGACAAGCACATGGAAATTAATGACGCTCAGATGAATGACGGCATTCTATGTGTGAAGATAAAGAGAAATCTTCCAGAGGAAATGAGACCTAAAAAAATAAAAATTAAATAAATGCATATACCAGAGAGCACCGAAGCGAAAATCGCCAAGTTGCAGCAACTGGTACAGCAGGTACAAGAAATAGAGAAACGCTCGGAAGCGAAAAATTCGCTTCTGGGCTATGCTCGATTCCAGATGGAGGGCTACAAGACCCCACCGCATATAAAGCTCCTAGCAGAGAAACTAGAGGCTGTGGAGAGGGGGGATATACGCCGATTAGCAATATTTATGCCACCGAGGCACGGAAAGTCTATTCTGACTTCAGAATTCTTTCCCGCTTGGTACATGGGGAGGAACCCCGATAAGTTCATTATTTGTTCCACCTACGCACAGGATTTAGCCGATGACTTTGGTCGTAAGGTGAGAAATCAATTGCAGGGCAAGGACTACGAGGATTTATTTCCCGATGCTCACTTATCAACCGACTCAGCGAGTGTGAGACGATTTCACACAAGCAAGGGAGGGGTATACTTTGCGGTTGGTGCGGGCTCAGCCATTACAGGTAGAGGTGCACATTTACTGCTTATTGATGACCCCATTAAAGGCAGGGAAGAGGCGGACTCGCAGGCAATGCGAAAGAACCTCCTCGACTGGTACAGGTCAACAGCTTATACAAGATTAATGCCTAATGCCTCTGTTATTCTCATACAGACACGATGGCACGAGGATGACTTAGCGGGTTGGATTTTAAAGGAGACGGGACACGAAGGTTGGGATATTGTTGAATTCCCCGCTATTCTAAATAACACCGCCGCCGAAATGCTTGGATTGAAGGAGGGAGACCCCCTATGGGAGGAATCCTATCCTATAGAGCGATTACAGGAAATAAAGAAAACAATTGGCACCAGAGAGTGGACATCACTCTACAACCAGACACCATCCACCGAGGAGGGCAACCTCATCAAGCGTTGGTGGTGGAAGACATGGAAAAAGGAACAATTGCCGAACATTGAATACAAGATTCAGTCTTGGGATACAGCGTATACTGTAAACGAGACATCAGATTACTCTGCGTGTACAACGTGGGGTGTCTTTAGTGGCGAGGGTGGATACAATCTCATTCTCTTGGATTCCATGAGGGAGAGGCTAACATTCCCCGAACTCAAGAATGCAGCCATACATCTCTACAATGAACATCAACCAGACTTGGTTATGGTAGAGGCAAAAGCGAGTGGGTTATCACTCGTACAGGAGTTAATGCGTACGGGATTACCGATAACGCCATTTAACCCACGAAAGATGGATAAACTAGCACGGGTACACTCGGTTGCACCCCTGTTTGAGAGTGGCAGAATTTGGGCACCCGACACCGATGAAACGGAAGCGGTGGTATCCCAGTGTGCGGCTTTTCCAAACACAAAACACGATGATTTAGTTGACTCGGCTACGCAAGCTCTGATAAGACTGCGTAAGGGTTGGATGATTAATCATCCGCAGGATGCACCATTTGAGGAACCCACAGGCCCGAAAGGAAGTTACTGGTGATTGAACAAATAAAGAACAGAATAAAGAAACACGAAGGCTTTAGAAATAAAGTTTATAAGGATACTCTAAACAAGAGAACCATTGGATATGGTCATCTATGCGTTGAGGATTGGTGGGAGGACGGCAAGGAATACACCGAAGCTGAACTAGAGAGAGTATTTGATAAAGATTTTGAAACAGCAAAGAATTCTGCATCTAATTTATATAAGGATTGCAGCATAGAAGACGAAGCAAAGGGAATTATCATAGAGATGGTATTTCAACTTGGCCCCACTGGGGTGTCTAAATTTAAAAAAATGTGGGTGGCTTTAAAGAATAATCCACCTAATTACAAGGAAGCGGCAGTTCAGATGCTTGACTCACGTTGGGCGAAACAAACCAAGAACAGAGCCGAGAGCCTTGCGAAACAAATGGAGAACATAGGAGTATAAAATGGGCGGAACAATGGACATGATAAAAGGTGCATATCAAATGGGAAAGGGTATATTAAAATTAGGCTCTGGAACTATTATACCAGTAGGTATACTTGATACAGTAAGAAATATGTGGTTTAATAAAAAAAATTCAAAAGCAGAAATAGGTAAAGCACTAGACCTAACAGGAAAAGATGTTGGAGATATTATAAAAAGAATTACGGGCAGAGAAGACTACGAAGGATTTATGAAAAAAAATACTGGTGGTATGGCTTACGCTCGTAAAAAAAATATGGGTCTTAAAATGAAAAAAGGTGGAAGTGTTAAAAAATCTTCTAAAAAATCTCGTGGTACGGGAGCAGCTAAAAGAGGGACAAAATTTAAAGGAATATTCTAGATGGCAAGAACACCACTAGAGCCTGTTAATCCCCTTATTGAGGAAGAAGTAACCATCATTGCTGAGGGTGAGCCAATAGAGGAGCCATTAGCAGTCTCAGACAACATGGCAGAGGACTTAGATGATGAGATTCTCGAAGATATCGCAAGTGAACTATTAGAGGCTTTTGATGCCGATGTTCACAGCAGAAAAGACTACGAGGAAACCATCAAAAAAGGGATGGATTTACTTGGTCTTAAAATAGAGGATACAACAAAACCATTCCCCGGAGCTTGTTCGGCTCATCATCCTATGATGATTGAGGGAGCGGTACAGTTTCAATCACAGGCAATAAAAGAATTATTTCCATCTGGTGGCCCTGTTAAAACACAAATAATTGGTGAGCATACTCCCGATACAGTTAAGCAATCAAACAGAGTTAAAGAATTTTTAAATTACCAGTTAACAGAGTCAATGGAGGAATACTTCGATGACTTCGACCAAATGCTTTTCTATCTTCCTATTGTTGGAAGTTGCTTTAAAAAGATTTACTATGATGAATCACTAAAGAGACCAGTATCAAAATTTATTCCTATTACCGATTTTGTTATATCTTATAACACATCAGATTTAAGAACATCGGGACGATACACCCACATTATACGCATGACACAAAATGAATTGCGTAGAAAACAAGTAAGTGGATTTTATAGAGATGTCGATACGGATATGAATCCCGAAGAGGATGACTCCAATGACATTACACAAAAAATACAAGAGATAGAGGGTTTAACACCTTCAAAGAATTATCAAAGGGATGGACGATTAACCATTCTAGAGATGCACGTTGATTTGGAAATTCCGGGTTATGAAAAGGATTACGCTTGCCCTTATGTTGTTACAATTTGTAAGGAAACAAAGCAGGTTCTATCTATTCGTCAAAACTTTAAGGATGACGACCCAGATTTTAAACGCATACAGCATTTCGTACACTACAAGTTTTTGCCCGGATTTAGTTTCTATGGATTAGGCTATGTTCACCTATTGGGCAATCTACAAAAATCAGTAACAACCATTCTTCGCTCCTTGGTTGATGCAGGACAGTTCTCCAATCTGCCCGGTGGCTTTAAAGCTAGAGGCATGAGGGTAGAAGGAGAGCAACCTGTTGGTTTTGGTGAATTTAGAGATGTAGAGGGATACGGCGAGGATATCAGAAAGTCTATTGTACCCCTACCATTTAAAGAACCATCACAAACATTGTTTGCTCTATTGGGCTCAATGACACAAGAGGGAAGAAGACTAGCAGCCATTACTGACCTACAAACTGGTGATATGAATTCACAAGCACCTGTGGGAACAACCATTGCTCTCTTAGAGCAGGGTATCAAGGTAATGTCTTCCATTCACAAGAGACTACATAAAGCTCAGCGTGAAGAGTTTAAAATAATAACACGAGTGAATAAGGATTTCCTCCCAGATTATTATCCTTATAGGGTTGAAGGTGACAGTAAGTATGTCTTTAAGAAAGACTTTGATGACAGAGTAGATATACTTCCTGTCTCCGACCCAAACATTTTCTCAACTGCTCAACGAGTTCTGTTAGCTCAGACACAGTTGCAAGCAGCGGCAGCAGCACCTCAAATACACGACATGAAAGAGGCTTACAAACGATTATACGAAGCTCTAGATGTCAAGAACATTGATGATATGTTGCTACCAGAGGCAGGGGCAAAAAGAAAAGACCCTGCTACAGAAAACTATGCGATGATGTACGGCAGACCGGTTAAGGCTTACGCAGCACAAGACCACGATGCCCACATCGCAGTTCATTCTTCCATGATGAATGACCCAACAATGATGCCACAGTCACCACAAGTGGCTCAACTCATTGCGGGAGCTATCGCTGCTCACATACAAGAGCACACCGCTCACAAGTATAGAAATATGATTTCAGCACAGAGTGGAACAGAGTTACCACCGGCACCAGAGTACGATAGAGCTAATCCGGGCAAGGATGACGATTACGAAGAAATTCCAATAGAAATGGAAAATCAAATTGCACAAATGCAGGCACAGGCGGGAATGCAAATGTCACAAGCTAACCAAGCGGCAATACAACAACAACAGCAACAACAGCAAATGGCTGACCCTAGAGTTCAGATTGCAATGCAAGACTTGGCTATTAAGAAGCAAGAGGCAGATAGAAAATCTATGGATACCCAACAGCGTGCTCAAGACCGCCAACGAGAGATGGATATGAAAGAGCAAAATCAAGCAGCCGATGCTCAGATTGATATTGCAAGATTACAACTCGATAAAGCAAAAGCGGAATCAGATATTGCAGTTGAGCAACAACAAATTGAATCAAATGAGAAGAGGGATGCAATGCGTGCAAGAGCAAATAAATCCCTTGCAAGAGAGAAAACTATGAGTGATGTAGCAAAAGAACAGATGAAGAACACTAAGGAGAAGAACTAATGCCTTTACCTTTAGCATTATTACCGTGGATGCCTGCAATAGCGGCAGGAACAGGTGCGGCTATAAAAACTGGACAGAGATACGGCCCTCAAATTGTTCAAGGAGGAATAAATCTTTTAAACAGAGCGGGTCAATCTCCTTGGCTAACTAATTTAGCTAATAGATTTACATATGGTTTTGCACCACATAGTGGTAAACTTTCAAATACATTTTCACAAGCAGCTTTACCCGGAGGTATGATTTCAAGTAATCCAATGAATATATATGGATTAGATACTTTAAAAAGTGGTATTGAATTTCCGCAAGAAGTGGCAGATGATAAAGAATTCTGGAAAGAACAATTTGATAAATTACTTTCTAAAGATAAAAAAGAAGAAGATAAAATAGTAGAGATAGATGGAGAATTTTATACAATAGATAAAGAAGGAAAAACCAAAAAATTAGAATTAAAAAAAGAAACTAAAAAAAATGAAGAGTCATCTAAAGATGATGATTCTATGCCACCAAGTAATTGGATGGATGAAATGTATGAAGATGAAAAAAAGAGCAAAGAAAAAAAATCAAGAAAAGATGCAATAGAAGCATTAACTAAAATAAATCCAGAATTTTCTAATTTGAGTAAAGAAAGACAAGAAAGACAAATTAAGTCTTACATGGATGCTCAAAATTTAAAAAAAGGCGGATACGTTAAGAAGCAACGTAAACGAAAACATTACAAAGCAAAAGGTTTTGTAAAAATGAAAAAATCAAAGAAACGAAAATACATTAAGGAGTAAAATATGGGATTAATGTCATGGTTATCGCCAACATATAAAAAAGGCAAGGAAGTATTAAAGGCGGCTGAAGAAGCTAATATTAAAAAAATGGATAAGAATGTTGAATCCATTAAAAAAATGACTGAGGGTTTAAGTAAAAAACATCTTAAACTACTTAAAAGTAAAGTGGGTGATGTTTTTGGAAGTACCCCCGGAACAATTAGTAAATGGATTAAAAGAATTGTTGGTGGTGGTGCAGCAGCAGGAACGGGTGCCTATCTTGGTTCAAGAATAGAAAAAGCCAAACAAATGGGACAAGATAAAGAAGCAATAGAGAAACGCTCAAAAGGTGGTTACGTCAAAATGAAAAGAGGCGGAAGTGTAAAGAAATCATCTTCTAAAAAATCTAGAGGTATTGGTGCAGCAAAACGAGGTACTAAATTTAAAGGTGTATTTTAGTGGCTTTATTCAAATTAGGTAAATCAATTATTAAAAATAAAGACGAAATAAAAAAAATTATACAAACTATAAAAAATCCACCGCAAGGTGGCATGGTTGATAAATTAATATCTTCTTTAAATAAAGAATTTGGCATTCCTATGGATAAAATTAGAAAAATGATAAATAAAAAAGATGGCGGAGTAGTCAAAAAATTTAACAATGGTGGAAGCGTTAAAAAGAATAAGAATTATAAAAAAGTTAACTCTAAAGCTATTGCAAAAAAACATTTCAAGGGTATATTCTAATTTGTGGAAATAATAAAATTTATTAAGCACGTTTCAACAAAGGTTGATAAAGAAATTACCGACCGCAAGGATGCCTTTGCAATGGGTAAAATAGAAGATAATAATTTTAAAAAAGTTGTCGGCGAATTAAGGGGTTTGCAAATCGCAAGAGATTTGATAAGAGAATCCTCAAAACACATTGAGGAAGACGATGAGTAGCACAACTTTTAAATTAGAAGAAGTAGAATTAAAGAATGATAAATATCCAAAGCCAACAGGTCACAGGATATTAATTAAGACACTAGATGTCGCAAACAAAACAAATATGGGTATATATTTACCAAGCAAGTCTGTGGAAGACCACAGAGCAATTGCCTCAATAGGTAAAGTTATTGAATTAGGCAATGATGCATATAACAGGGATGATATGTCTGCCCCTTGGTGTAATGTAGGAGACTATGTTATGTTTGGTAAGTATGCAGGACACAGGTTTAAATTCGGTCAAGCGGAATTACGCATAATGAACGATGACGAAATTCTGGGAGTAGTCCCAGATGTGAGTGAAATAAGTTAATTACTTCACTCTAAATTAGTAGCTTTATAGCTATGTAGAAGGCCACCATTTCGGTGGCTTTTTTTATTCTTAGGAGATACCTATGCAAATAGTACACGATACTTCGGACAGTAAAAAAAAGCCGATGCAAGTTGTGGAAGAAGGCAAAGAAGAGAAACTCAAGAAGTTTGATGACGAAGAAGCGTTAGCAAAACTTGAGGAATCGGAAGAGCTAACGGAAGCAGCAGACGCTGATGAGGATAAGCCTCAAGAAGCGAAAGTTGAAGAGGAGACAGAAAAAGAAGAGATAGAAGCCAAATCTGAAGATGAGGAAGAAGCTCCGAAAAAGAAATCAAGACTTCAACGAAGAATAGATGAACTAGTAAAGAAATCTAGTGCCTATGAGCAAGAGAGAAATCAATATTATGGTAGAGTTCAACAACTCGAAAACGAGTTAAGAAAGAACAATACTCTTAATAAAGATTATACTAAACTTCAAAAGAATTATTACGATTCTAAATTAGAGTCAGCTAATAAACTTTTGGAGAAAGCTCGCTCTGAACACACGTCTGCCTATGAATCGGGTGACTCTAGTAAAATGCTAGAGGCGGCTGAATCAATAGCAGATGCAAAAGTGGAACTAAAAACACTTGAGCAACAAAAACATTTGTTTGAAAATGAGGAACCTGCACAGGAACCAAATTATCCAAGTGTTCCACCTGCTCAGACACAAGCTCCACAGCAGGCAGTTCAACCAGACCCAAGAGCCCTACAATGGGCACAATCAAATGAGTGGTTTGGGCAGGACGCTGCAAAAACAGGGGCAGCTTATGCCATAGACGCACAGTTAAAAATGGAGGGATACAATCCTTCATCTGAGGATTATTACTCAGAACTAGACAAGCGAATAGGGGATGCATTTCCGTCTTCAAAGACAAATTCAAAACCTAAGCAAGTCGTAGCGAGTGTAACTCGTGCACCATCCGCACCTAAGAGGGTCAAATTGACTCAAGGCCAATTGGCAATGGCTAAGAAACTGGGTGTGCCACAAAATGAATATGCCAAGTTTGTGAGGAACACAAATGACCAATAAAAATATAAAAACACCGTCTGAGGAGACCGCATCTAGGTCTCATCCGAAACGAAAAGTAACTTATACACCTCCTTCATATCTAGATGCACCCAAGCCAAAGGTTGACGGCATCAAATACCGATGGCTACGAGTGAGTGCGGGTGGGGAGGATGATGCTCGAAACATAGCTAAACGTAAGCGTGAAGGCTATGAGTTCGTTAAAAAAGATGAACACCCCGATTTCGATGTCCCTATGCATGAATCTGGAAAGTATGCAGGAGTGATTGGACACGGAGATTTAGTTCTCGCTAAAATACCAGTTGAAATGGCTGATGCTAAAAAGGAATATTTTCAAAATAGGACTAAACAGCAAACACAAGCCGTTGATGCTGATGTTTTAAAAGAACAACATCCATCCATGCCTATATCACAACAGCGTAAAAGTTCTGTCTCTGTTGGTAAAAAAACAGGATAGACAAAATTTTCTTGTTAGGGGTTTTTTAACTTAAATTATACAGGAGAAAAATTATGGCAAATACGGACGCCGCTTTCGGTGCAAGGCCAGTAAGACATCTCACTGGAGGCACTATCAGAGCTAACGAGTATAAAATAGTTAAAGAATACGCAGCAAATGTTTTTACTGGTGATTTCGTGAAACTTGCGGCTACTGGATATATCCAAGTAGCATCAGCAGGAAACAGATTACTAGGCGTATTCGCAGGCTGTAAATATACTGCGTCTGATGGCTCAGAAGTCTTCAAGAGATATTGGCCAACCGGAACAGCTACACTAAACGATGGCGATGTCACCGCTTATGTGTATGATGACCCTAATATTGTTTGGGCTATTCAATCTTCTGGCAGTGCTGACTTCGCCGATATCGGTAACTTAGCAGACATTGTTGCAGGTACAGGTAGTACCGTGACAGGTCAATCTGCTCATGAGATTAATGGAACAACAGGAACAGGTACAGCGAATTTGCGTATTCTCGGATTGTATGAAGAACCAAAAAATGCCTATGGTACTAATGGTGTGTTAGAAGCAGTTATATGGGAACATGAACTGATTGGACACGACCAAGGTACAGCAGGCGTATAGGGTAGGAGAAATATTATGGCTATATCAAGAAGCCAACTCGTTAAAGAGTTGGAACCCGGCCTCCACGCCCTATTCGGGATGGAGTACAAACGATGGGAACGTGAACACGCTGAAATATTCACAGAAGAAAGCTCAGACAGAGCGTTTGAAGAGGAAACTCTACTTACGGGCTTCGGGGCTGCACCAACTAAATCAGAGGGTGCTTCTATTGAATATGACACTGCTTCAGAGCAATGGACTGCAAGATATGTGCATGAAACTATCGCCCTAGCATTCTCAGTTACTGAGGAAGCTGTGGAAGATAACCTTTATGACACATTATCTAAAAGGTACACTGCTGCTTTAGCACGTTCTATGGCTTACACTAAGCAAGTAAAAGCAGCTAACGTCCTAAATAATGGATTTAGTTCAAGTTACACAGGTGGAGATGCGAAAGCATTAATGACTACAGACCACCCTACACTTGAGGCAGGAGACCTTGCTAATGAGCCGTCAACAGCAGCCGACTTTTCTGAATCTTCACTAGAATCAGCAATCATTGCGATTGGTGGTTTTGTGGATGACAGAAACGTCCCAGTTGCGGTTAACGCTCGTAAGCTAATTATACCAAAAGACACAGCATTCATTGCTCAGAGAATTCTGAAAAGTGATTTGAGAGTTGGTACTGCTGATAATGATATCAATGCATCTAGGTCAATGAATATCCTTCCACAAGGATATGCGGTAAATCATTACCTCACTGACACTGACGCTTGGTTCATTTTAACAGACCTTATCAATTCTGGTCTTAAAATGTTCCAAAGAAGAAGTTTAAAAACTTCTATGGAACCAGACTTTGAAACAGGAAATATGCGTTTCAAGGCTTCTGAAAGATATTCTTTCGGATGGTCTGACTGGAGAGCTATCTACGGCTCACCGGGTGCGTAATAAAGTACGAATAGGAGGGGGATTTTCCCCCTCTTATCTTAATACTAGGATTAATCAATTATACCAACTGACCTAGCAGACAATCGTAGAAGCGATGGTATAATTTAACTACGAGGAATTAAAATGGCTAATACAACTTTTAGTGGTGCAGTAAGGTCAGAGACAGGTTTTAAAGTAATTAATAAAGCTGCCTCTACTGGTGCCATCACAGAAACAGGAGTTAATCTTAACTCAACTGGACAATTATGTGCACTTGGAACTCGCAAGTTTCAATCTTTCGCAGGAACTTTAGCTTCAACAGATGCTGCTGATACAGCATACGGTGATGGTGATGTTCTTGTGGAATTAGGAACTCTGAATACAGATGCACCAGACGACTTAGTAACCCCTTCTAAATTTTTTATTCACAGAGCATTAATTGGTATTACAACTGCGGCAGGACAAACTCTTGTTGGTGGTTTATCTTTAAGTGCTACAAGTGGTACATCAACCAACTCTGCTGTTTCATCTGGAACAGAAATTGTTGGTGCGGGTGTTACTTCATTTCACGAACAGTTAAGTGCTACACAATCAATTACTGAGATTGATGTTAACTTTAATGACACAGCAGGTAATTATCATATATTCGTTCCAAACGTAACAGCGGCTATAGCTAGTAAATACTTATATGCATTTGCTACTACAGCAGTCAATGCTGATATTACAGCAGGTAGATTTACGGTAGAACTAGAATATTCAGTATATTAACATAATGGCTAGGGTGTAAAAGCCCTAGCCTTTTTTTTAGGATAATACTATGCATATTTGCGAAAGAATAGCTTTGTTTTTTATAATTATGAGAAACGAAACAAATAAAATTTTAATAGGAGGAAATAAATG